CGCACTGATCTCTACGGGATAATCTCGCATGTTGCAGAACTTTAGAATGCGTGGAACGAGACCAGCATATATCATGCCTGTCATGGCATTAAACAATCTTATCTTGCCATCCCAAACTTTGTTACGCACAGAAGGTATGAACTTAGCACCCGGTACTTCAAACTCAAAGTGTCCTGATAGCTCCATCTTAATGCCTGGTTCACAGCTTACTCTAACGTAAACATCGTTTACTCGTTCTATTAGAACATTATCCATTAGCCACCAACTCTAAATCTCTCCCAGTCTATGATGCTCTTTATTTGGAATCCCCTGTTACCAATCATCTTAATGATGGCTTCTAGGTATTCCACTTTTTGCTCTTGTTCACCAATACGCAACCCAGCTTCGATCAGATCATTGTCTGCTTCGATGTACGTTGGTATGTCTTGTCTCAGAATTTTAAGGGGTTGAGGTTCCCAGCCATACTGCTTTAGCTCGGATACATCTAGGTCGCCCTTGTAGTATTCCATCTTGAGCATCTTTAGCTTTTTGTATTCCGCTTTCATCTTACGTAGGAAATGACCTTCTCCCATGTAAAATTTGAAATACTTATTGTGTAATTTGGGGGTGTTCGAAGCTTCGTTCGATATGTTGATTGCGTCTATTGGTCCGTCTTTGTCCCATTCTGCAATAATATTCTCTAATTTCATTCATCTCTCCATAATTTAAGTATCGTTCTGCGATCATATCACAGGTAGTTCATATTGTCAACTCAGTATAACCACACTAATAGTGCTACTTGTAGCAATACCAGCACTAAGACCAGTGCATGTTGTTTTCCAGTCAGTTCTTTAGGATCAAATTTAGCCATTATAGCACTTTTATGCTGTAGTCACTGTACTTGAACGTGACAGTAAAACTTGGTGGTGTAATATCTGCTTCAGTAGTATTTAGCTCTATGCTACCAACGGCTACTGGAAACATCTCTTTAAACGTTAGCTCTATGTTGGCGTTCTTGTTACTATCTAATATGATTAGAGTTCCATCAGATGTTACGCCTGTTCCTTCAGGATTAAGAGCAACTCCCGAAGATACTTGTGGCGAGTTAAGTGCCGCATATCCTGTAAAGCTCTCTGGTCTAGTAATAGCTTCTAGCCAACTCAGAGATTCTTTAAACCCTAGAAGATTTTCGTCTGCTATGATCTGTAGAGTGAGGTCTTCGTACACTAGTGTGTCACCTGGTGTGTAGATCGACTTAAACGGAGTCATTCTTTCTGCGTATCCAGAGTTAACTCCAGGTATGTTTACCTGTTGTACATAGAATTCGACATTAGGTAATCTGTTGATTACGAATTTGAACTCGACTGATGATAGAAAGTTATTTGTAGCCACGTTTTATTCCCTGTTATATAGTACTATTTATATAGCGCACAGTAGACTGTAACCGACTTTAGTGGGTGGTCTATATTAAGCATCACGCCCCATGATACTCTACTGCACTCTATTATTTATACGCAAAAAAAAGAGGCTCCGAAGAGCCTCTTTAAAGTCAGGTTGGGTTAACCCCAATCTTATTTTTATAGCAAGTTGCTAACAGCAGTACGTCTGTAATAGATGTTTGTGTTAGCAGTAAGTGCGCCGTTACCAGCTGTAGCACCCTGTGCATATGGGTTTGATACCATACCATAGCGAGTCTTAAAGCCAAGCTTAGACTGGAAGCTATTCTCACCAACTGCACGAACCATTTGCAATGGCACGTATGGGCAATAGAAGAGACCAGCATCGAATGTGCTAGAACCCTTATAACCAACTACCATGTAGTTAGCGCCGGCATATGGATCGATATACACTTTGAAGCGACCGTTAAGAACACCAGCAAATGTATTGCCTGTGTCATCTGGGCTCAAGTTGTTGCTGTTCAAAGCAGGAGCATAGTCAAGAACGCCTGCCATTTGAAGTGCAGATGCAACATCAGATGAACATACGATCAAGTTACCTTTGCCTCGACGGGTGTCTTTAGCAATTTGGTTAGCTTCTTTTTCGATTTGGAACATCAAACCTTTAAACTTCTCTACGCTCCAACGACCGTTTGCATCAACGTCTAGGTTGAATGTTCCGGCTGATGCAGTACCAGTTTGTGATCCAGGTTTAGCATTGGTATAAACCGTACGAATTACTTCACGGTTAATTTCAGCAAGCAATTCAGCAGACAACATGTTAGCAAGCTCAGTCTCAGCATCCAAACCATGGATAGCTTTAAGGTCTTGAGCAAGTTCAGTTGTGTACTCTGCTTTCAAAGCACGTGACTTAGCTGTTACAGATACTTTCTCGATAGCGAAAGACATTTGAGCGAACTCATCACCCGCACCATCACCAAGAGCTTCTGCGGCAGCAGTAGTAAGACCAGTACCAGTTGTTTCTGAGCCAGCACCCAATGCGTTAGCATGAGTTCCAGTACCAGAGTAATCAGTATCAGCTTCACCGTAGAATGCTTCTGGCTTACCGCTGGTGTCTTCGTACTTAGTACGCATTGCGAAGATAAGTCCAGTAGGACCAGTCATTGGCTGAACGCCAGCAATGTCATATGCAACCAAATTAGGCATTGCACGGCGTACTAAAGAAATCAGTACGGGATTATAGGATGTCATGTCAGCAGTAGAGTTGGCAGGTGCCGCTTCTAATAGTGAAGATGGTCCACCTTCTTCTGCCATAGACGTTTCTGTGTTCTCTAGTAGAGTTGCTGTAACAGCCGCTCTATGAGAGTCTTGGATACCCGGAAGAGCAGTATGCTCCAGAATGGGCTTCCACTTGTTCATCAGTTCTTCATTTCTCATTTTGTGGTTCTCCTTTTTTGAGATTTACTTAGTAGTATTTATATAAAAATTATTTTGCGGCAGAACGGCTTAAAGAATCAGCATAACCAGCGATACTCGGGTATTGATCCGATTGTACTGTTGGCTTAACATCATCCGCAATCTCTTCATTTAGAAGATCAGTTTCGTCTTCTGATACAACATGTGCAGATTCAGTGAAGTAGTTGTCACGAATAGCAACAAGTTTCTTACTGTAATCTTCTACTGTATCGTAAGACACGCCTTCTGAGAGAACACGCAACTTGTCTGCTTGTGTGTCGGTCAAGTCCTCAGAAATTCCTTTGAATGCAACTTCAAGATCAGCCTGTGTTTTAGCTTCACGGACTTCAATCATTTGCTCAACAATCTCGTTGTATTTAGTAGTAGACTCTTCGAGCTTTCCTTCCAAATCAGCAACGATATCTTTTTGCTCATCATCGATTTCCATGTTGTGTTCAACAACAAGTCCCTTGATTCCAGTCAATAGTGATTCAGCGACTTCAACTTTAATGTTGCTTTCGATTTGAACCTGATTGTCATCCATCCAACCTTCTACAACGTAGTCAAGATAGGCGTCAACTTTTTCTACCAACTCTTCTACAGCAACGTTTACTTGTTCCTGTAGATCGCTTTCAAACTTTTCTTCCAGTGTAGCTGTTTCGGCCAACACCTTTTCGTGTACTGCGGCTTCGAAGATAGCGACTGTTTGCATTTTAAAGTCTTCAGATAAATCTGTTCCTTCAAACATGCGCTCAACTGCTTCTTTTAGTCCTGCGTCATTCTTTCCTTGAGGTGTCTTAACATCATCTTCGATGTCATCAGCTTTTGCGTCAGCGGCTTTCTTTAGATCGCCCTTACGCTTTTTAACTGAACCACCTGCGGGAGTAACAGCATCGGCTGCAACAGAATCTTCACCCGTAGCTTTCGCTTCTTCTAGGTCTAGATTCTTTTCTAGTTCTTCACTCATTTTGATTCTCCTTTTATAAGTAGTGTGTTCATTTAGTATTATTTATAAAAATCATGTGTTACGCTTTTAACGCAAAGACCTTACAAACCTTTCAAATAGAGCGGCAGCTTTCACTTCTAACTCTAGTGTAGAGACTTTAGCAGTCTCCTTGATTTCTTCTTCAATTTGGTCAAAAGCTTGCGCTGAAGTCCATGAAGAAGAAGCAACATCATATATCCATTCTACCCCTTCCATAACACCCTTTACGAATGCGTCAGGAGCAGACGGGTCTGCAACGATGTCTCCGGCAGTTGCAAGCATAAAGTCGCTTTGCACTTCCATGATTCCGTTCTTATTCTGTTTAATTGATCCCATACCACGAGACGAAATACCAACTAGTCCGCCCTCATCGATAATATTCTTAACGATTTTGCCCATGGGGGTTTCCATAATCTTAGCACGGCCAACAATGTTCGAACCGTCTTGCTTTAACTCTGTGAACATGTGAGATACACGATCTAAGTTAATTGTTGGTCCAGCTGGATGTCCTAGTTCGCCATATGCACGATTTTTCTCAACATATGTCTCATTATATCTCTTCATCTCTTTTACGAGAACGCCTGAAGGATACATGCGACCATTTCTATTTTTGATATCACCTTGCATAATGATACCTTCGATGAAGTAATTCTTACCGGTCTTTTCGCCAGCTTCGTTAAGAATATCTTCTGAGATATACTGTACGTCTTCAACGAGTTCTTTAATTAGTAGTGACATTATCCCTCCCTTACCTGTAGACGACTGGTGTATATGAGATGTTGCCAGTAGGTGTAATAGTTTGACCGACTTGCTTCTCAATAGTTACAGTTTCGCCTGGGTGCATTTTGAAGCTGTATGTTAGACCAGCTTCACGATCAACTTCTGTGTTACCGTTCACTGTAACTGTCGTTTGCGCTGTTGCGCCAATCACGACTGTGTTAAGTCCACTAGCAAGTTCGTTACAAATTCTAACTCTACTTGATAAAGTGCCCGTGTGTGCGGCTCCACTTGTGGCGTTAGCTGCCAACGAAACGAGTACGCTTGTTCCTCTTAAGACTCCAGACATATTATTTCCCCGCACTCATGGCAAATTGTACCATCTTCATGAAGTTATTTTTATCATCTAGCATGCCTTCAACTTTCTTTCGGTTTGCACCATTGAGTTGCTTATGCATAGAGATTATCATTGATGCAGTAGTTAGATCAACTTTCTGCTTCTTACCGTCTTTAAATTTAACTGCTTTCATAGATTTTGTTTTTACGATGTCTTGTAGATCAGCTAGAACGCCTTCAGTGATCTCTTCAGTGACCTCTTCTTCTTCTTTCATAGCCATCTTAGTAGCAGTTGCGTACATAACATCTTTAGCTTTGTCGCCATAACGGGATTTGAATTCGCCCATCTTCGCTTTCAAAGATTGTATAATCTCTTCACGCTTCTTTTCCTGCTCAGGTGTCATTTCAGATTCAGAAGATTCATACACTTCCTTGTCTTTTTCCTGATCAGCAATGCGCTTACTCTTCTTCTTAATGGGTGCGCCGTTAAACTGGTCATCTTTTGCGACTGGATGATCTTGCTTACTTACTAGATGTTTGTCTAGAAAGTTTTGTTCATCCGGAGATCGAGGTTTATCCACGGTCTCTGCAAGCATATCCTTAAAGCTTTTCATGTTAGCCCCTTACTCTGCTGTTTCAGCTTCAGCTTCCACAGAAACTTCTTCTGGTGAAAACATTGCTGTGTATTTTGTTTCGATAGCAGCCATCATTTTGTCCGACATAATATCGCTGAAAGCCGACTCAAACCCTGTTGCGTCTTTGTCCGATGCTTTCTGAATCAATTCTTTAACACTCATTTACTATCTCCTTTATTATATAATCTTATTTATATTCTTTTACAACTAGTGTTTTAAATATCTAGATCATCTATATCGCTATCGTTTCCGAGTGCCTTTTCCGCTTCTGCGGCAGCTTTGTCCTCTTCTTCGATATCTTCTTTCATCTTCTCGACTTCATCTTCAGACATTTGTAATACGTTCTTACGTACCCAATCACCAGAGTAGTATTTACCTACATACTCATCAATGTCTCTCAGAACACCTAGACGTTCTCTTAATATCTCACTAGACTTCAATTCTTCGAAGTGATTATCACTCATGAAGTCATAGCGAACCATTGATTGAATAGCCGGCCACTCTTCTGGAGTGATGATTCCTTTTAGAATCAATTGCTTCTCAAGTATCTTATCGAATAACGTTGAGAACCTAGTTCTTAATCTGTTAACAAACTTAGCAAACTTGATCTCATCTCGTGAAATCTCGCTTGCTCTACCTAGAGAGAATCCTGCATCAGACTCCATTCTAGAAATAGGCACGTTCAATGACTTAAACAAACGCTTCTGGAAGTACAATACGTCATCTAGTTCACCTAGATTTTGTCCGCCAGGTAGTGTTGTAATTTCAGTCCCTCTACCACCTTCTCTTCGTGGTAACCAGAAATCGTCCGTCATGGACATATGTCTGCGGTCATCTTTTACATCACCAGTTGCCATGTCGTAAACCATGCGATTCTTATGCTTGGTCATCATATCACGTAGATACTGCTCTGCTTTAAGCTTAGGCAAATTACCCACATCAATATAAAAAATTCTTCTTTCAGGTGCTCTTGAGATCCTATAGATAACAACTGCATCTTCCATCATTCTCAACTGATTCAAAGGCTTATATGCTTTATGCATGTGAGATAGCACTAATGTACTAGTCTCGTTCAATAGCCCAGAATTTGAAGTCACAATTGAATCTTTAGCAATCTTGAGTCCGTTCATGGTGGCGTTGCCTTGGGTTTGCTGTTGCTGTGCCCCTGCTATTCCTGCCATGTTATTAAAGCCCTTCTCACTATAGATGAAGTACTCGTTTTTAATCTTTTTAGTTACTAGTTGGTTTTCATTATTGCCACCAACTTTCTCTTTTTCAAACTCACGAACTTTACGAATCTTTCGTGGATCGATATATCGTAACTCTTGTATGCCTTTACGTGGTGCTGTATTATCGATCATCACGTGGTAGTTAATTCTTCCGTCAACGTACCATTTCTGAAATAGCTCGTATCCGTTATTAGAGAAGTCCAACAATTTTAGTACTGTATCGAACTCTTCTCTAATCTTCTTCTTAACACCATCAGATAAATCTACATCATCCGTAATACATTCGACAACTTTTTGATCGTGTGAGATACAAATAGCTTCGTTAACGATGTCATCAACTGCTTGAGAAACCTCAGGCTGTTGCAACATAGTTCTATATTTCTGTACTAATTCAGCTTCAGACTTAGCCGTACCATCCATATCTAAAAAGCTACTGACACCAGTACCTGTTGCGGCAATATTTACTGAGCCGTCTTCTTCATTTGCTTGAACGAAAGAAGGTATGTTGTTATTACCTTCTGCCTTTCTCTTTATCTGAAATCCAAATAGTTCCATAGTTTATCCTTTATAAAGGGAGTGCATAAACACTCCCCTAATTTAGTTGCTCAATTTAAGCGTTAGTGCCGCCAGTACCAGTAATACCACCGTCAACGTTCCACCAATCATACTGGAATGTAACATCGAATCTTTCGATATCGTCTGTAGTATTCCAATCCATTGTGATTGCGCCAACCGAAGTTGGGAAGATACCGTTGAAGTTATACACTCGAAGAGGTACACCAGTTTTCGAGTACTGAGTAATCTGTGCTTGTGACTTATACTCAGAACTTGATGCAGTCGCTAACTGTCGTGTGTTGCCTTCATGAGAGTTGATAGAAGCCATCCAGTTTTCCATCGCATTGCGAACCAGGAAGTCTTCATCGTTCATGATAGTGACAGTCCATTCTGCGAATGTTCTGTCTCCAGCTACTTTTACTTTGCGACCGAAATACGGGATCTCGATCACACTCAGAGTACTCTCTGGTATTGCTGCCGCCTGAACCATGAAGGGAGTCTTAAGATCAGCTATCGCATTTACAGGGTTTGTAATCTGTACTTGAAATAGTGACGCTTTAGCGCCTCCAAAGGTCAATTGGCTTTTGATTTCGTTAATGTTGAAAGCCATTATTCATTTCTCCTTTGAATTAGTATTTATTAGAACTGTCCAACGACTTCTGTGAACTCTACGCCCGATCTAACCGCAACGAAGTTCAACTGAATGAAGTTGATAGAACGTGCTGGCTTGATGTAGATATCACCAACAAACTTATTAGAGTCAACGACTGCGGCTGTGTTGTTTGTTGCATCAACTACAACTCTGAAGTCGTAAATTCCTCGTCTACCTTGAACATCCCGCAAAAATGGCTCAACTAAGTTCTTAAACTGCGCTCGTGTGAACTCATCGTTGAATTCAAATAGAGTTGACTTAGCGGCAATGCCGATAGCTTTCTCTAGCACAATGAACAATCTACGAACGTTGATTCGATCAAATGCAGATGCTATACCAGCGTTAGTCTTATCACCGAATAATACAGTGCCTTGACCTGGCTGAGTAATAACTGGGTTAACGTTATTCTTATATAGTAAATCTCTCTGAGCTTTGCTTGGGTTAAGCTGTAGCTTGACTACGTTCTTAACTTGACCTCTGTTATAGCCAGCAGGTGAGAACCAAGGGTCTCTAACATCGTCTGTTCTTGCACAGATGCCTGCAACATCACCGTTCAGTGGGATCCAGCGATATACATCAGCATACTTATCGTACTGATACTTATATCCGCTGTCAATGACTGCGAAAGTTGAAGCTGTTGTAGCGGCTGCCCATGTTACCATGCTATCTGCTGTAATGTCTTCAATTCTTGGAGATACGAATGCTACGCAATCTCTACGAACTTCACAGATATTAGAGATGATGTAGTTAGCAAGAGTGTTTCCAATTGCTTTACCTTGCAGAATGAGAGATACGTCTACGTCTGCGGCATCTTTATACAAGTCGTATCCAGGAGCAATAGAAGCTAATGTGATGTTCGCTTCGTCTAGTCCGTCTACACCGCCTGTTAGAGTAGCTTGACCGAAAGTTAATGCGGCTTGCAATACACTCTGAGGAGCAGTACATTTGATCCAGTTAGACTGTTGATCTAGAACGTCAACAACGTAATTAGTTGCGCCATCTGCACGTTTAGCACCTGATGTGGTGTTGATGTTGTCATAGATTTCTAAGATAGTTCCAGCTGTTCCGCTGATCACACCAGATGTATCACGTACTACTACATGCATACCGCCAGATGATGGATTAGCGTCAAATAGATCAGCGTCACCCCATTGAGTTTTATATTGTGCGGCAAAAGCTGTGTGTCCAGTATATGGAGTCTTAAATGTGTATGTAGATGACCATCTTTCGGAAGCACCTGCTTCGCCATTGCTAACCGCAGATGCGATAGCTGTAATCTCTAGTACAGTGCCATCAGTTAGAACAACACTATCACCAACACCAGCAAACGCTGTTGCGCCAGTGGACGCAGTATGACCTGCTGATACACCTGTTGTGGCAAATGGGGCAATCGTTAGTGTGAATGCTCTAGTGGTTGGCGCAAAGTTACCCGTGATACAATGAGATACGCTGATAGCGTTTCCTAAAAGTCCTTTGTACTTTGCATTAAAGTTTGTACCTGTAGCGGCAGCGGCTGTACCATCGGTTACACGTGTAACAAATAATGCATCGCTGTATGCTAAAAAGTTTGCGGCGGTAAACCAAGTTTCATGGTTTGTCCATGAAGTGGTTAAACCGACGTTAGTGTAGTAATTAGCTGGTTCGCCGAAACGAGCAACTAAATCCTTCTCGGATGATACTAATATGCGTTGATTTTCTGGTCCCCAACGAAACACGCCCGCAATAGCGCCTTCGGTGGTCGATACAGCAGGAACGACATTTGTTAGGTCGATTTCGCTTATGTTAACGCCTGGACTTGTTTGAAAAGCCATCTCTTATTTCTCCTTGTTTATTTTGTAAGTTATAAACTTCTTTATTCTCTTTATATTTATAAAAACAGTGATTCACCTATTAGCGGAAGTTCCACTGTCCTGATCCTATGTTCTGTTCTTCGATGTCCTCATCATACGTATTAAAACCAATTGGCAGAAGGCTTTCCATGAGTTCTTCTTCATTCCGTGATCGTAGTCTATCGATAGTATTTATATCTGTGACTTCCTTGAAAAACGCTTGATCTGTCATCCAGGCAAATAATACTAGGCACATGACTAAATCGTCATGACAACCTGACTCTGCCTCGTATGAATTAGCTTTTCTTGAAAATGTAGATAACTCGTTTATTGTTTGGAAGTCGTGAACTCGCAACTGATCTTGTTCAATCAGCATCTTCAACATGTTACATCCTACAGATTTCACTGACTTAGTTGTTCGAACTCCCTTATCGGCACCTTTACTGAATCCAGTAGTAATTCTCTTTCCTGATCTACCAGCTGATTCCGTAAACATTAAAGTTTCTACTTCGAACTCATAATGTAATATCTCGGAAACTTGCTCTCCGATATCATTTACTTCGATTAAGGTATATGCTTCGCCGTATCTCTGTATACTTCTATATATGATTTCAGCGTAGTCTATTGGTGTACAAGTGTTATCTCGAAAGACGCATACTTGATTATACGGCATGCTGGTTACGTCTATTATCTGGAAAGCAGAGTAGTCTAAACCCTTACCTCTAGCTACGTCAACGATACACACATACACGTGATCTTTTATGGGTTGTTCGTACACCTTTAAGTGTTGTGTTTCTGCAATAGGCTTTACCTCCACCAAAGACTTTAACTTACTGCCCTCGATTAACGTACCAGAACTGCCTAAGAAGTTACACTCAAATTCCTGTGAGAACTTCTGCGTGTCAAAATCCATTGCCTGCAGAGTCTCTTTCTTCCATGCTTCGTCACGCCCAGGAACTCTTGCCCAAGGCACTTCGATATACACGTATCCGTTACGATCCTCTTTAGCACCCATACAAGTTTTGTAGAAGTGATTGAGTCCGTTAGGAGTTGATGTGAACAAAATCTTTGTAGTATTACCAGATGATATTGTTGGGAATACAGAAGCAAAGAACTCGTCCCAGTTTTCTACAAATGCTGTCTCATCGATATAAAGAAACGATATAGACTTACCTCGAATAGCAGAACTTGATGTACTTCCTGCAATGATTTTACAGCCGTTTTCAAATTCCACTGATCCTTTGTTCCATTCTATTACTCCCTGTTGTAGCCACTTGGGCAAAGCTTCGTATGCGATCTTGATTCTGTCTAAAATCTCACGAGCCGCATCACCTTTGTTAGCTAGAAGCGCACAGGTTTTATAGTCGTTAAATAGTACGTAATGTAGTATAATTGCAACAGCGGTAGTTGTCTTACCTGCCTGACGTGAAGTGTTTACTGTCACTCTTCTATTGTGAGTGATAGCTTCAGCGATTTCTTTTTGATAATCGTACATCTTTATGGGGATTAGACCATGATCTACGTGTACGATTTGAATGTATTTTTCTGAGAAGTATATAGGATCTTTTGCACATTTAAGAAACTCAGTGACCATATCCTGAGAGAACTCAATAGGAGTTCCTTTACGTTTTAGATTAACGTTACCGTTATAGCCTCTCTCTGATATACTACTCATCTGTTCTCATGTCCTTCAATAACTGCTGTAACTCAGCAGTTGATCCGACGAATAGGTTGTTGTTAACTTTACCATCAAATCGCTTCTCTTCGCTGGGCTTCTTCTTTTCCGACATATTTACCAAGTCTTTGTTGGCGTCTACTAGAGTTTTCATTATAGTAGATACCACTTCATAAGCACGAGGATGCTCAGATGCCTTAGCGACATCCAACATTTGTTCAAGTGCTTCAGTACCAGTCTCGATTATGTTATAGAAGTTTGTTCTTGCGTAGTCATAATCTTTATCCGCATAGTCAACGTTGGTAGATACCGTATCTGGAAGATTGTCCTTCTTTACTACGACATTACCTTCGACCACTTCATCCATAGGAGCAAGTCCTAGGCTATTACTAATTTCATCAATCATTATGTATCCGTTATTGTTACAATTTCTGCCCAATTGTCATCTATGTTAATATCTCCATAGGCAACACTATCTGCTAATACCGTCGTTGCTACGTTAGCGGCTGTCGATCCAGGTCTTACGTTTATATTCTCTTCGGCAGTAGTAGCTGTCGTATTCGTGAATATGTTTGCATCTGAGAACTTAATCAATCGCTTATTAGCGGTTGGACCAAAGTAGAATGCTTTCATACTGAAGTTTAACGTCCAAGTAAGAACTCTTCTAGATTGGAAGTCATTTTCATATGTGTCTTCTGTACTAACACTATTTAGGACAACTGGAATATCAACATAGAAGTCCATACTGTCTATCATCTTAACACTGACTGTTACATCAGGCTTAAAGTACGGTAATATCTGCTCCAGAATTTTAGTGCCATCTTCTGTGTACTTCGTCATTATGTTTAATTGGAAGTCTAGATCGTATGGAGCAGGTGTGTACAGCGTAGTTAACTGGCTATCATTGTCACTGATAGACTTACTCTGTCTAGTTAGTGACGGAAGTTTGCGTTGTGGGTTATATGTCATGCCGGTTATCTCGAAAGACATTCTAGGCAAAGTCATAGCAGGTGCGTCTAGATTAGGGTCTTGATCCAACCTAGCTAGTAGTTTCTGCATAGGCGCATAGTTGATTGGCACTGTCATTCTCTTAAGTTCAACGCCCGCATTGTTTTTGCGACCTATTTGAATGTCATTGAATAGTGTGCCAAATACTGCTACGTACCTGCGAGTTGATTGGTTATAAAAGTGTTGACCGAACATTAAAAGTTATCCTCACCGAATGGATTATTTTGCGAGAAGTCTACTATGTTATCTCCAAAAGTTTCTATTGTGGTATTATCTGCGAGTTCGTCATACTGCTCGACTTCGAGCTTAGATGGTAAGAATTCTACAGTTGCTCCCATACCCAAAGATGCAGTATTGATGTAATGTACGATAGTATTATTAGCCACTGTTAGTGTTGGCGTAATACTGACTGTTGCACCCGCATTTCCAGGTGTCCCTGTATAGACGATACTAGCTGAGGCTGAAGGAACTACAACACCCGTTAGAGGAGAGTTTGTAGTATAGAACGAGAGTGGATATCCAGCCATAGAACTGTGGCTCACATCAAACGTATAAGTCTCTCCCTTATATAATTGCAGTGTGGGCTGTTCTAGTAAGTCGCCTCTATCTTCGGTCTCTTTAGCGTAGTAGACACTGCTTCTAACTTCAATATCGAATGCAGTTGATTCTGAGTCTACAAATCTGTTAATAGCTTCGAAGTAGTTATCGATTGTCGCATCGCCAGTATTGAATGTTTCTCCGCTGTACTCAAAGAGTTCTGCACGAAGATCATATG